CTAGGGGTGTACAGAAGTCAAACGCACTAAACTCCAAAATAGATTGGAGAAACACCAAGGAAAACTCTTACGATTCTACCAAACTCAAATACTTTATGTGTGATGAGGCTGGTAAGTGGGAGGAAGCTGATGTATCAAAGAACTGGCAGATTGTAAAGCCATGTTTATCTGTTGGTACAAAGATTGTTGGTACTTGCTTCATGCCATCTACAGTAAATGAAATGACTAAGGGTGGTGGTGAAAACTACAAAAAGATTTGGGATGATAGTAATCCTGAAGATAGAGATGGTAACAACAGAACAAGGTCAGGTCTTTTTAGATACTTTACTCCTGCATACGATGGGTACGAAGGGTTTATAGATGAGTATGGTAACTCAGATATAGAAGGAGCTAAAGCATATCTGGATAATATTAGGGAAAGCTTGAATAATGACACAGCTAGATTGTCAGAGCACAAGAGACAGTTTCCATATACACCAGAAGAAGCATTCAGAATAGACAACAAAAACTGTGCATTCGATGCAGAAAAGATATATTCTCAGATTGATTACATTGATTCATTGTTAAGACCGATGACATTCAAAGGAAACTTTATATGGACAGCAGGTCAAAGAGATGGTAATGTAATGTTTGTTCCAGATAGAAATGGAAGATGGGAGATAGCTTGGCTGCCAGAAGAAAGTGAAAGAAATAGCGTTGTGAAGCGTAGGGGTAAGTGGGCTCCACAAAACGAAGCCACTATCGTGGCTGGAGTTGACCCTTACGACCATAGCACTACAACTGATGGTAAAAAATCTGATGCTGCTGCTTATGTATTTAGAAAGTACAACCCAGCAATACCAGCAGAAACACACATGTTTGTAGCTGAATACATCAACAGACCACCAACAGTACAGATGTTCTATGAAGATATGATATTGATGTGTAAGTTTTATGGTTGCCAAATACTTGTGGAAAACAATAAGATTGGTTTGATAAACTACATGACACAAAGAGGTTATGGTGAATACTTAATGGAAAGACCAGAGGTTACTCATACAAAAAACAGTAGGGGTCAGAAAATAAAAGGACTTCCATCATCAGGTGAAGCTGTTATAAATAGTATTATAGATGCAATACAAGTCTATGTATACGAAGCTGTAGGATATGATGATGATACTGGAGCTATTGGTAGGTGCTTTTTTACACACCTATTAAAAGACTGGGCTGAGTTTGAGCCTACGAATAGAACAAAATACGATGCCTCTATGGCATCAGGGATTACGCTGCTTGCAGCACAAAAGCATGTTAAGCCAAAGAAACAGAAAAGCAAACCAGTAGTGTTTGTGAGAACATATAACAACAGGGGGATGACCTCTAAACTTATTAGATAATATGTACCAAAAGTTTGGAAATACAGGAAGAGAGAAGGGTGGTTATCCATCCCCATTTGTTTCGCCAGAAGTAAAGAACACAAAAGAGTATATACTCTCTTACTTAAAACAAATGTATAGTGACCATATGCAAAAGAACAGGACACTGTACGATTATCAGAAACTTACATTCTCTGAAAACAGAAGATACGCTGAGGGAAATCAGAATGTACAAAAATACAAAGACTTGCTAGATGGACAAGGTGACCAGTCTTACATGAACCTTGACTGGAGCCCTATAGCAATTATACCTAAGTTTGTAGATGTGATAGTAGGAGGGATGATGAACCAAGAGTTTGATGTTCTTTGTAATGCTATTGACCCTTTATCTACTGATAAAAGAAAGCAAGAAAAAGCTGACCTGATGACTGATATGGCTATGAAAGATGTATCTGAAAAGTTAAAGGGTATGGGTGTAGATATTTTACAGGATAGAAAAGCTCTTGATGACGAAGAAGAGGTTGACCTGTATATGGATTTAAACTACAAGCAGTCTGCTGAGATTGCAATGGAACAAGCGATTAAGTTTGTTATGGAGGCTTGCGACTTCGATGTCGTAAAAGAAGACCTTCTTAGAGACCTAGTGACTATTGGAATATGTGGAGTGAAAACAGAAACAGATACTAATGGTCAAGTAAAAATGAGATATGTTGACCCTCAAAGATTGGTTACATCTTATACATCAAGCCCTGACTTTAGAGATATTGTTCACGCAGGTGAGATTGTAAGAATGAATATCAGAGACTTGAAAAAGATAGCAGGTGACCAGTTTGACGATGAGGAATATAAGGATATGGCTAAATTAGTTTCCATGAAGTATGGTAATAACGACAGACCATATGATTCAAATGGTTATGGATATGGTGGACATCCTTACGATGATTACACTATTGAAGTAATGGATGCTGAGTTTTTAAGCATTGACTCATACAAATACGAAAAGAAAAACAATAGGTTTGGTGGATACTCTTTTCATAAGAAAGATTTTGAATATGACCCACCAAAAAATAGTAGATACAAAAGAGAACAAAAAAATATACAAGTTAAAAACAGATACATAGGTAAGTTTATTGTAGGTACAGATTTTGTTTTTGATTTTGGTAGAGCTAAGAATCAAGAAAGACCAAAAGGCTTTATGTCTGAAACTATGATGTCTTATGTGGTGTTTGCTCCTGGTATGAAAGACATGAGGATTAAGTCTTTAGTATCTAGAATGATTCCTTTTGCTGACCAGATTCAGTTGGCACACCTAAAGATTCAGCAATTAGTTGCAAAGGCTAGACCAAAGGGATTGGCTATTGAGGTTGGTGGATTGGAGAATGTAACTAAAGGTGATGGTGGTGCTACATTTGACCCACTAGAACTACAATCTATATACGACCAAACAGGTAACTTTTACTATAGAAGGATAGATGACGAGGGTAATGCATCATCAGGACCTCCAATCATTGAGTTAGAAAATGGTATTGGTAGAGACCTTACAAACCTTATAGGCATATACAACTACAATCTTGATAGGATTAGAGATGTAACAGGTATCAATGAGGTGAGAGATGGGTCAACACCATCTAAAGATTCTTTGATAGGTGTTCAGAAAATGGCATTGATGTCTTCAAACAATGCTACTAGACACGTCAACCAAGCATTTTTAAATGTTGTAGGTAGGACTGCAAGAAGTGTAGTAAGAAGAGTTCAAGATGTTATAACATATCTTGGAGACTTTAATATATATGACCAGGCTATTGGTACATCATCTGTAAACTCATTCAAAGATATTGAAGACATGAGGGAGATAGACTTTGGTGTATTTATTGATGTTATGCCTGATGAACAAGCAAAGGCTCTATTAGAGCAAAACATACAAGTATCTCTAGCTCAAAAAGAATTAAGAATAGAGGATGCTATTTTGATTAGAACAATCAAGAATACAAAGCTGGCTAATAGGATGCTTGTTTATAGAAGAAAGAAATACCTAGAAGATTTACAACAACAGGCTCAAGCAAACGCCCAAGCAAATGCTCAACAACAAATGCAATCTACACAAGTCGCTGGTCAGATTAAACAACAAGAAAAGCAACAAGACTTTGTTTCTGACTCTGAAAAGATGAAGCTTGAGTATCAGTTAAAAGAGCAGTTTGCACAAGCAGAGCACGATAGAAAGATGAATCTTTTAGAACTTCAAAAGGAGTTAGAAGGTAGGAATCAACAGGGGATTGAGAGGGAGCGTTCACAGCGTAAAGGACAGCCTCAAGCGTAATATTGCAATTATACGATAAATTTTGTATCTTTGCAAACTAGAATAGTAAATTAAATTTAATTAAAATGGATAATAACCAAGATTTTATGGCTCAAGCCCTTGCACAACAAGCACAGGTGGAGGGTCAAGAAAGTTCTTTGAATGAAGAAAAGACTCAGCCACAAGAAACTGTGGAAGAGCAACCAACCCAGACTGAACCAGTCGCTGAAGAACCAGCTCAAAGCGAAAAGCAACCAGAGCCAGTACAAGAAGCGACTCCAGAAGTTCAGACCAACGAAGAGCCTGCAATAGACAGGGAACAGTTGTTTCAAGATATGCTAGTCGAGAAGACAGGTGGTAAATTTAACAACTGGGAAGAGTTAACTCAAATGGCTGCACAACCAAAGCAAACAGAATTAGATGCTAGGTTGGCAGAGGTACAAGAATACCTTAACAAAGGTGGTTCTTTTGAGGACTTTGTACTGACACAGGCAACAGACTACGATGGTTTGAGCGACCTAGAATTAGTAAAAGAAAAGATGTTAATTGATAATCCAGAGATGGATGAAACTGATATTGATTTTTTACTTGATAGGAAATACAAACTCGATGACGAAAAATTTGAAGAGGATGAGGTAAGGTTGTCAATGATTGAGTTGAAGAAAGATGCCAAAGCTGCTAAGACTACTTTGA